TGCGGCGCCCCGGCTCGCTTTCGATCTGCGGATCTCTTCGACACATCGGCACGCTTGCGGAATTCGGGTCTCTTTCGGAGCTCGGCACGCTTGCATTTGTCGGATCTCTGCAGGATATCGGCTATTCTGCTGCATTCCTATATCCATGTCCTCCCTGCTTCGCCTCGTGGTATGTCGGCACTACAGGTAGGCCCTCACTCTCACGCCACTTACGCCAGAAGTCTGCGACAAACTGCTTCACCATATATCTCATCGATGCCCGGTGAATACGTATCGGGTGCCAGATCTGCTCATTGATATTACCAGCTTCCCGTTCCTTCTTCTTATCGGCCAGCGTACCCTTGCGACGGTTGGGATCGGTCTCGATTCGGTGTCGATAGTCATCGTAGTATTTCCGGTAGGGTGATCCACAACGCAAGAGCGAAGCCCCTAACACACCGAGTAGTCTTGCCTGAAGCCAAGGGTTGAACGTAGTGCTCATTTTCTTTTTCATCGTGCCATCTCTGGCTTTGTATTCCCGTTCAACTAAGTGCTCCTTACGTCGTGAGCGTCCTAGCAGGTTGTCGGGGTCTGAGGGGATCCCTGGCCCAACATCCAATCCAGCATAAGCCCAGAACTGCGACGGCCTATTCGCCTTATGGATGTCAAACCCGGTAATTAGGACCGAACCAAGTGCGGCTGCAATCCCAGTTTGATCTCCCAGCCAGTCGTTCCAAATTGGAACGCCGTCCAGGGCTTCTTCAATATGGCGGAATTGCTCCCGCTCCTGGGCTTCTAGGCGTGAGTAGTGATGAATTAGGGTTAACTCCGTAAAGTCGCTAATCACGCCACTGCCAATAAACCCTTCTCGACGTGGAAGGGAGCGGTTTTTAGCGACACCCTCAGTAAGTCGTCGGTATTCAGCCTTTAAGATGTCGATAATCTTTTTGGCCTTTTCTCCCAACTCACCTTCTTCCGTAGGTTCCTCAGCATCCTTCTCGACTTTTAGTTTGTCTCGAAAGTTTGCACATAGGCGCAAACCAGATTGGATACGCAATTCCTGTAGGTCATACGCACCCCTGGTCATTATCTTTAGTACACGTAGGTCAGTCATCGTTATTCTCCTTCGGTTCACTTTGGGTACTCGACACACTTTCGTTTGGCGGGTCTCTGTCCAGATACGGCACGCTTTCGCTTGGCGGGTCTCTGTCGAGATTCGACACGCTTTGAGCCTTCGGTACACTGTCCTCAGACAGCACTTATACTTTACATTACCTTGCTATGAAATGCAAAATCTTTTTATGCTGATGTATGTTTACCACTTGTCAAGAACTAAATGTTGTAGTATATCACTATCCCCAACGGATGCAGTGCTCTAAGCCACGTCCGTTTCGGCCCGAGTCCTCCACCTTGTGTATGGAGGTCTGTTGGCAATTCGCCCCAAAAACGTGTGATGGATGCCTAAGTCTCCAATAGACGGAGAAATCCTTGAGCCTAGGATACCCCATGCATATAATCAACCTGGTCTTTCGCCCAAGGAATTTCTCTATGCAACATTCCAAGATCAATCGCTGCCTATGTCCGTACGAATTGATGCGGCAAAGGCTGTCGCAGTCTATGAACATCCTCGGCTCGCGCAGGTAAGCCAAGACGTCCAGGGCGGACTGACTATTAGGATCCAAGGCGGTTTGCCCGATCTTCCTGGTACTAATATCATAATGCCGGACCATCAAGGAACCCAAAAGTCTGTTAAGACCAATGGGGGCAATCAGTCTTGACATTACAATCCGTTCCTTGCTCTAGTTAGTACCCAGGATTGCCATGGCTTCTGGTTCACATTTGGATCTATGCCCATATTTATTGAATAACGAAACAGAAATTCTAACCAATCCATATCGCCCTTGTTCTGATTGCACGTATCACATAGATATTGCATATTATGCACACTGTCGGTTCCACCCTTACTTCTGGGCACTATATGATCCCAATGAGGTATCCCACCTCGTAGATCAGAGTTGCAATAAGGGTTCGCACACTTATGTCCCTGGATCTCCATCACCCGCTCACGATCCTGCCGTGTTGCCTTGATGAAGGGGATGACATTCCCATCAAGTGCTGGTATTTGTGTCCACGATTGCGTGAGCGGCTTCACGGGCGACTTAGTTGTGCGATGGATGAAGCGCAAGAATGTAGCCAAGACTCCTATACCAATGAACGTAAGCGTAAACTGCTTCCATTCATCGAAAGTTACATTTTTCGTACCCATCCACCACCACAGTCCACCAGTTCCAAGACTGAACCAAATAGCGGCTCTAATGAACTTGCCCTGGAACAGGTCAATGACTGTACAGAGCCATGCCCATATGGTTCCCATAAAGGCAAACCAATAGAACAGAACAATGCCTATGAGCAATACTGCGACGGGAGCCATTTTCTTACCCTCTTTTTTCGAATGCCACTGTAAATAGTGTAAAGCATAATTAATAGGAACACAAGCATGACTTATTGGCCAGAAGTTCACACCAAATACGAGATCAATGCCTGCACGCAATTGAAAGAAGGTCCTGGAACCTTCAACAAGCTGATTATCCACATCAAGGGCAAGAGCAAAGTTTGGCGGATATGGGATGCTGTAGGTGCTACTGGAGATACTACTCCTGGAACAGGAAGTATCATCTGGGCTGCACAGTTCGATAATCCGCGAGTTCAGGAAGCGTGTATTGTTGACCTTGATTGGCCATTCATTGTGGGATGCTATCTGGAAGTTCCTCCTGGTGGCGTCTGTACTGCAACCTGGACTTAAGATTCGTGGTATTCACCCTCCCGGCCCGGCAGCCGAATCGATACCACGAAAAAGGGAAGCCGCCTGTTCCTACCACGGTTCACTCGGCTTCCCACTCTTTAGAAAGATGGAAACATGGCATTAAATCAAACTTATCTACGTAAACTGTTACGTCAAAAATCATTTAGTTACGATGAAGTTCGTGACCACACTGATCGACACAATATTAAACGATGGCTAAAACAGGCTGCTGAACAAGATGGTGCACATACGATCTATGCAGCAATCGAAAGACAATCTTCTCATCGCTTGCAACGCAAGCTTGCAGAAATACTGACTAGTTGACAATACAATTCCCAGTTCCTATTAATGACAGGGTTGTAACTCTCCCAGATATGCATCCGGGACAGATAGAAGCTTTTCTAATGTCTGCCCGGTTTCGTGCGTTACGATGTGGACGACGTTGGGGGAAGACTAATTTCCTAAAGATCGTAGCGTGTGATCTTGCGGCGAAGGGTGCCCAAGTTGGTTGGTTCGTCCCCAACTATCGCTATGCGTCGGAAGCGTACAGCGAAACCGAGGTTACGCTAGAACCCGCCGTTCGAAGTTCATCTCGCAATTTGGGCATCATTCATACCTCTACAGGTGGTCGTATAGAACTGTGGACTCTAGAAGATGAAAAAGCAGGACGATCCCGCCGTTACCATCTCGTTATCATCGACGAAGCCGCGTTTACCAAGCCCAATGCGATCTCGATATGGGAAAAAGCAATCCGTCCTACCTTACTTGATTATAGAGGAGCCGCCATCGTTGCATCTAACACTAATGGCATCAACGAGGATAATCTTTTCTGGCGCATCTGCAATCTGCCAGAGTACGGATTCAAAGAATATCACGCACCGTCACATAACAATCCTTTCCTCCCAGCCGATGAGCTCGCGCGACTTGAGCGCGACAACCACCCGTTAGTCTATGCCCAAGAATACCTCGCAGAATTTGTTGATTGGTCAGGAGAAGCATTTTTCAGTCTTAATACCATGTTGACAGAGGGTAGACCTGAACCCTTTCCGTCCCGGTGTCTCTATGTTTTTGCCACCATGGATACTGCTGTCAAAACTGGAAAAGAGAATGATGGAACTGGAGTTATTTATTGGGCTTTCGAAAGGCTTGGCGAAGAAAAGTGGCTTAAGATTATTGACTACGAATACTTGCAGATTGAAGGGTCGTTGCTTGAAACTTGGCTCCCGGTGGTTTATGCAAATCTTGAGGAGTATGCCAAGAAATGTGGTTCCAGGCTAGGACACCGAGGGTGCTTTATCGAAGACAAAGCCAGTGGGTCAATCCTGCTGCAACAAGCACGTCGCCGAATGCTCCAGGCAAGCGAGATGCCGCAAAAGCTCACCCAACTCGGCAAGGCGGAAAGAGCCATCAACGTAAGTGGGTACGTATTCCGGGGAATGGTCAAGATTCTTGAAACCGCGTATGATCGCGTTCTTACTTATAAGCAAGTCACAAAGAATCATTTTCTTGGTCAAGTGCTTGGATTTCGGGTGGGTGATACAGAAGATCGACAAGATGATTTGTTAGATGCCTTCACTTATGGAGTTGCGATCAGCCTTGGAGATTGGGAGGGATACTAATGGCACGTGCACCTCGTCACGAAGTTGAAGTCGAAACTGAAAGTCAGCCAGAAAAACCAGAACAACTTCTTCATGGAGTTAAGGCCATTACTTCTGCTTTGGTAGGAACTGTCCTTGATGCTGGTCCTGCTAACGTTACTCAACTTCTTTTTACGGGTTCTCCAACCTCGTATGAGGTTCCACAATTTGATCCAAATACAGGACTTCCAATAACAGCTTATTTTACTTTGACTGATGTAGTGGTTGGTCAACCTCCTCGTGTACTCTATAATGTCCATGCAGGAGTTAATGGATCTCATTCACCACATGCTACTCACAAAATGTCTGGTTACAATATTCCTTTCTCTGGTAATCTTACTCTTCAATCATGTCCTGTTGGTTCAACTTGGTCTTTGACAACAGCATGAGGATGTTATGACAGTTCTTTCTATTACTACTGCGAGTATTGGTACGAAACTCGCCACGCTTACGGATACCAAGATTACTGGTCTTACGATAACTCAGCCAACAGCAGTATCTGATTCGACTACTCCATTAACCTTGGTTGATGCAGCAGCGGCTCCTACTGCGACTTCTCTACCACCCCATGTTCTTTATTCTGCTCTTCTTGGAGTATTGACATTTTTATTTGGAATTAAGCCAAATGCTCCTACCTTGGCTCCAGGATTAACTCCTCCAACTTGGCCAATGAGTTTAGTCACCGGTAATATTCCATTTACTAATGGAGTCTTTGTGCAGAATTGTCCTGCTGGTGTGACTTTCTCATTGACAACATCACCATGACAATTCCTAGTGGAACAGTAGACACTAATACAGGAAATGCTTTACAGGAAATGCTGGTGGCTCCAGATATTATTCCTGGGGACATTGTTTCTTATCAAACTTGCAAAGAGATTTATCTTTATCATCCACTTGGCGCTCGTATAACTGAGGGACCGGTAAGTCTCGCATTATCTCAGAAGCGAGATATCAAAGTTCCGAATAGCCCTGGCGAACGTTGCGTGGATGCCTTTAATGAGGAATGGAAACTTATTGGGGGTGATTTTCTTGTTCACAATTTACTTACTCTTAGTCGCATTTATGGCGTGGCTTCTATCGCCCTTTTGATCGATGGGGTGAAAAGCAATGAACCGCTTGAT